TTTCTAATTCAATTACCCTTTTTTCTGCCATTATATTTTACTTTAAATTCTCTATAAGACTGTTTCCAAATATCTTTAACCGAATCTTTTACTTCGTGTTTTCCTTTGGCTATTTCTATATTTTCAGAAACCCCAACGAACTCACTAATTTTTAACATATCAATTATTCCTTTTATCATTACGCTGATTGTATTATCGTTAATGTTAAAGTAGCTCCATTAACATAAGTTGTTGTAACTACCCATTGTCTATCTAATCCCGTTGTATTTACTGGAACTACTAACGTTACTTGTTTCGTGTCTACGTCGCCTACTGCCCAAGTTTGATTTGGTACAATAATACCAATAGTTGCAGGAACACTTGAAACAATCGCACTTTGGTTTCCGTCTCTATAAGGTACGTTTAACGTTATAAAATTAAGTCCATTATCTACTAAATCAATATTACCTAAACTAATATCTCTAAAGTCATTATAAAGTGTTAACGTTGCTTCTCCGCTCGTTAATTCTAATTTAATATCGTTAATGATATAACGTTTGTCTCTAATTATTAACCGATCGTTTAGTTGAAGATTTGTAATTACGCTTAAAGGTAACATCGCTTTAATTGTAGTTAATCTTTGTTTGAGGTTATATAAATTTGATAAATAATTAAAATAGTAAGTAGCAAATAAACCATTTTGAATTGTTTGTTGTAAGATTATTGAATTGTCTGCGCCAAAGTTTAACGAGTAATTATCACCACCTGAAACAACATCTTGACCGAACAAAGTGTAATTAGTCATATTAACGTAAGTAGTTCCGTTGTAAAATTTTATGTTTACTGGAAGCGTTCCCGTGTTTCCGTATAAATAAAGTAAAGTTGGTTTAGGAATGTAGCTTTGATAGTTTTGATTTAAGAAATAACCTAATATCGCTTTATCCGTTGGGGTAGTTCCAACTGATTCTACAAATAATAAATTTTCAAATGGTTGTTCTATAACATAATCGCCACCATCGTAATTATAAGTGTTATTCGTGTCTCCGTACTCAGAATTTGAAATTGCAAAATATTCTTTATTGGCAAACGATTCGCTTTTTTGATATTTAAAACCAATGTTTCTGAATAATGGAACACGTCCTATGTCTGCTGTTTCTGCGTCCATATATTTAGTTACGTCAATCGTTGTTCCGTTATTGTACCAATCTTCTAATGGTAACACTTGAAATTGTCGTTCATCTACTCCTACGCAAGTCATATTGAATTGTCGCATAATACCCGAAAAGAAATCACTAACTTTCATATCAGGTAAATAGTTTCTTACATCTAAATCTGCAGTTAAAACATTTTGTTGAGTTGAAATAACTGAATTATTTACGTTTTGAACTAATTGATTTAATGTTGTTATTGAATATAATATAATTATTTCAATTGTCATAGGTGCTTCAGCCCTAACTCGAAAAGAATAAACAATATCAGCACCTACATAATTTAAATGAGAAATATAATTTGGAATTGTTCCAGTTGTAGTAAATTGATATGTTCTATCAAATATACCATTTTTAAAAACATCTAAATATGCTGTTCCTGTTGCTGTTTTTGTAGCAACAGTAAATGTTATTTGTTGTCTAATTACATTTTGTAAAGCAACAATTGTAACCGTGCTATTAGGTATACTTACATAATCTGCAGGGCTATAAGGATTGTTTCCAGTAATAATATTTGTTCTGCTTAAAAAATTAATGTTTTGTGTTTCAGTTTTAAAACTCATTAATTCAGCATTCTTTGCGTGTAAAAACAATTTAGTAAATCGTTCATCAGTAAAGAAATCACCTACAAAAGTTAAATCAAAATCGTTTTGTATTGCGTCAAATAAACGTGCAACTTTAACCGAAGGGAATAATTCAGTATATTGAATTGAACCTGTATTTGTAGTTATATCATTAGCTCCTCCGTCTGCATACGTCCAAAGTCTATCGTTTGCTATTAAAGGGAATCTAACATCGTAGTCAGTTGCCGTATCCGTAATTCTGTTTAATACGTTTGTGCCGTTATATGTAAACGCTAATGAACTTAAATTAAGTTGGTTAATCTTTGTTTCTCCGAATATATCTTTAAGGTTTGTTAATTGTCCGTAAAACGTTAATGAATAGTTATCTATTAATCCGTTCTTCGTGTTTGCCTTTTCGAGCGATATAACACCTTTTCGGAACGGAATAAAATCTATTTCAATATATGCAGGGCGTTTTAAATTATAATCTATTGTTCCGTCAACATCGTTTTGATAAAAATGCTCAAATATCTTATTATTTGTTACGCTACCCGGAACGGTGAAACTTTGCGTGAAATCGGTAAACGTTTTTGAAATATCACTAAGATTTTGAACGCTTAGTGTTATGTTTATTTTCTCATCATCAAATAATTCTAAACGCTCATATTGTAAATCAGTACAAGGTCCTGTAACTAAATATTGAAGTTCGGGGCTTTCTCCAAAAACTTCCCAATCAGTTAAAAACGGGTAGTAAACATCGCTTAAAGAATAATAAGTGTAAGTAACTCCGTTTATTGTTATTTCTATTATCCATTGACTACCATCCCAATAAATATAAATTGAAGGAGTAAAATATGAATTTTCAGTTAATAAATAATCTCCGTCTTCCGTTGTTATGTAGTCTCCGTCTTCCGTTACAATATAGTCGCCTTCCGTTAAACCTGGATTGTAAGAATATTCAGGTTTGCCGTTTAAAAAATCAATTCTTGGAACGTCAACTGTTTGCGATTGCCCGTCAAGTGTAAAAGTTACTCGAATGCAATCTATATCAGTTACCTGCCTGCCTATGTATATTTGTACCGTTCTCATTAGCTAATTGAGTTTATAACATCGTAAGCCATTTCAAATTCCATTTGATAGTTTATTGTTTTCGTGTTTATGGATTTAAACTTTTCAATTGATTTAGTTCGTAACGTTGCTGGCAATCTATTAACCCTAATTACTTCACTTAATAAAAGTTCTTCAATTACTTGTTTGTAGTTTTCATTAACCCAACCCGTGTTAGCTTTTATTATTCGTTTTCCGTTTGTGTTAAATGTTTGATATTGTGGTTGTGTTGTGCTATAATCAGGGAACGGAACTGGATTGGTTTTAAATTTATTGTTTTCCATTTCTACATTCTCCGTCGATACCTTATAAAAAAACTCACGTTGCCAACCACCAAAACGATTTATAAATTCTATTACTACTGGCGTATATCTGCATTCACATTGTGGAACAAAATAATAAGTTCCGTAAGTTGTTATAATTGGTGGTATAGCTAATTCTTGAGTAAAGATTTCAACTTTATTTCCGTCTGCTTCCCAACCCGAATAAACTTTTTCAATTGTTCTAACTGAATTATCCGTAATCGTTTGCGTTTGTGTTGCACCCGTATTTAAATTAGTGTATTTTACTTTCCATAAATCTCCTATAGGTAAATTTAACGCATTCAATGTTAATGAACCTGGAGCCGAATTACAATCGTAATAATAAGTGTTTGAACCTCCGTAATTAGATAAATCAGTTAACAATATTACTTGCCCTTGTGGGTTGTATAAATCTTCAAAATAACCAAACCCGTCAAACGCTTTATCAATTGTTGTATCTAAAAAAGTTTCTACTCCGTTTAACGTGTAATATCTTCTATAACTTACATTACAATATGAATATTGATTAGCTAATGAATTTGTATTACCACTTGAATCTGATTGCGAAAAATCAAAGAACTCACGTAAAAACGGAGCTATGTTATAATAAGTTGCTAATTGGTTTGAACTTGGAACTTTCTTACTAAGTGAATAAGTAGGTGCGGCAGGTGCTGCTCCAGTTCCGTTCCAAATAAACAATTCTAATCGTGTGCTTTCTTGAGCAAGTTCGTCAATCGTTACAATATATGGGCTTCGTGCAAATATCATTTTCTAAATGTTTGGTTCATTATGTCATTAAATAAATCTTCAACTTCAAACCCGTAACTTTCTATTAAGTCATCGGGTAGGTTCTTAAAAGCTGCTTCAAATGGCTTAGTAAAAAATAAACTTGGTTTAATTCCAGTCATATAAATACTACGAGCAATTAAAAATTTTAAACTTTTACGGCTCATAAATTGTCCGCCTTTTCCTCGTGGTGCAATACCTCTACGAATAATCCATTTATCTAAACTTTTAGTTAGTCCGCCTTTTGGTCCTGAACCACTACCAAATTTAAATGGTGAGTTTGGCGCATTTTGTTTTCCTTTATTTTTTGCTCCGTCAGGAAGTGCGTTTGGATTAGCACCCTTAACTCCTTGGTCTTGATAAAACCCGTATTCTTCCATATCGAAATAAATACCAATGGAGTTAGGGAATGCTTTTGATTCTCCTTTAATTGAGTTATAAAGTTTTTTAGAAGCGTTCTTTCCAGTTGTCGTTAAATTCTTTTTTGCTTGACTAACGACGTGCTTAATAAATTTATCTAAAACTTCTTGCCTGTTATCCATCACAAACCGTCATTTCGTTGCCTATCAAATAATCGAATGTCATAGTCCAACCTGCTAAGTTATTTTCGAACCGCTCAATAAATGGTTCACAAGTTGGATTGCCGTCAATGATTCCTAAATTTAAAAAGTAGTCACCACGAGTTAACTTTTCGTAAACACGATTTAACATTGTTATTTGTGTGTTCAATACGTCTTGCTCGTTGTCGTTTCCTACAAAAATGTCAGTTGTTTCGTCTTTTGATATGTCTACTACGTCCATTGCAATAATAGAAATATTATAACGAATAACATTACTTTCAAACGTTGCGTTATTTACAATGATATGAGCCAACGGGAATATAGTTTGTTTAGCTAAGTCAATTCTAAAAATATCCCCTTGCGTAACCGTGTTCACTAAGTCAGTTGCTTCTAACTCAGATTTAATAATGTTTAAAATTCCGTAATAACTCATAATCCTTTTTTAAATTGTCTATTTAATTCACGTTGCTCAATTTCGATTTTTTGCTTTTCGAAAGTAAGGAAGGTAAGTGCTGTTGTAAGTCGAAGTCGGGTAACTTCTTCAAACTTTGTGACGTCTCCTTTAGCTGCTGCATATATGCTTTGATACCAACCCCATTGTTTACTAAATTGAGTTCTTTCGCTAAAGTCGTTGTCATTTCCTTGCTCGTCAGTATCTCCGTCTCCAAATAAGACAGGGTAGCCCCTAACAACTCGTTCTCTAAATTGTAAAAAAAAACCTTTGCTGCTAAGGCTATATCTAAACTTACGTTTTCCATTATTTCGGAATAGTTAGCAGAACTTTCGTAAGGCTCAATTTTATACTTGTCTCCGTGTTTTTCTACGATAGGACGATACATAACAGCCATTGCCTTGTGAAACGTTCCTATATCGCTTATATTCGCTTCTAAGTCTATATATTCACCCCAACTCATATTCTCTAAATTCGGAATAAACCCAAATTCAGTATCTAATACTTTAAAACGGTTTTTAAATTCGCTTTTTTGTTGGAACATCGTAGCAAAATGCTGGCTTAATACTTCGATTTCTTTAAACTGAATTTTAACTACGTCCTTTAGTTCAATACCGCAAAAACATTGTATCATTTTCTCAGCTAAAAAAACTTCGTCATTCGTGTTTTTGGCAATAGCTAAAAATTTTTGATAGTGCTTTAAAGGTATCTCACTAAGTTTTGTTGGAACGATTAATTCTAACTTCATATTATTTAAACGTTTTATTATGTTTCTTGTAGTACACGGCAATAGCATACGCTTCGCCTAACAACATTAAATGCTTTCTTATGCTTTGAGCGTCGTTAAAAACTATCTTTACACGTTTACCCGTTCGAATATACACATAATGCTCAACTTCCTGGGTCATTATCGGTGTGTCGTCTGTCATTAACGTAAATTATATGTGCCGTAATTTCTTTTTAATCCTAAAGTTTCCATTTCGTGGTAACGGAGCGCATCAATAGCGTGGTTATTATTGTCAATAGGTTTGTTTAATCGTGTTCCTGCTTTATCTACGTCCCAACAATAAGCCCGAAGTTCTTTGATTAAATTAACGCTGTTTGCCGTTATTAAATATTCTTGTTGTTGCATAACATCAATTCCGTAATTAATCGAGTCCTTACCCTTTGTAACGCCTTTAATTGTTATTCCGTAGCGTCTTATTTCGTCAATGCTTTTAGGTTCTGAGCTATCAGCGTAAACAGGTACGTGTTTTGGAAGTCTTTTAGCTATATCGCTGTTTAACATTCCTGTTTGATAAACTAATTCGTTGAGGATTCGTGTTCCGTTATAATTGTAAATCTCGATTGCTGAAGTAGGGTCGTTTGTATATCCAAAGTCTAATCCTATCCCTATTAACTTAGCTTCTTTTGGTAGTACGTCGATTTGTTTCCAGTTACTAAATATAACACCTTCGAGCATTCCTATTTCGCCTAATCCGTAAACCCTCCACCAGTTTGCCCAATATGCGCTTGTTTCGGCTTTTAAACGGTTCTTTTCAATTTGTTGTACAATACTATCGTCTAAAGCTTCATTGTCTTTGTACGTAAGAATTAAGAAGTCGCTGTCTTGTTCGTCTTTTAGTTCAGTATGTACCCAGAATTCATTAGCGGGGTTGAAGTCTAAATATATAGCTTTCTTTGTACGTATCGCAAGTTCGTTATAAGACTCAAAGGTTACGTTGTTACATTCGTTTATATATAGAACGTCACGCCTTGCACCCCTTAATTTAGAACTGTCATCAGCACTAAAAAATTCAAAGCTGCTTCCGTTTAAAAATTGATAGGTTA